GCGGATGCAGTCGAGGCATACCCACGCCCGGCGGCCGAGGACGCGAGTGCGGCGCGTCTCGTGCCGGCCGCACCACGCCGAGGCGTCGGTGCGGTCGGGCAGGTCGCGCTTGATGAAGTCGCGGGCCCGCGGCCGGTGTCCGGGCAGAGGGTGTTCAGCCATCGTCGCTGTCCTCGTCGGAGCTGTCGTCGTCGGTGGTGGTGACGATCTCGTTGGAGTACACGTCGTATCCGTTGATCTCGCCCTCGTTCTCCTTACCCATGGTGTTCCCTCCCCTCGGTAGTTAGCTGGCGAACGGGGGGAACCCGTCCCGGCCGGTCCGCCACGGAGTCCGTGATCTGGCTGTCGCTCCGGCCGGGACGGGAGTCAGGCGTGCTGTGGAGCCGCCGCGCACCGGCGTGCTTCTCCTGCCAGTGGAGGTGCAGCACCTCGTGCAGCACTGTCTCCAGGGCGGTCTCGCCCTGGTGCTGGGCGCTGGTGATCTGGTCCCGGTACTGCTGGCAGTAGACGCACGGCAGGTGGCCGCGGTCCGCCGAGTCAGGGGCGTCGTTGGTCGGGGTCACGGCGTGTCGTGCGGTTCGGCGATCTCGACGGGCAGGGCGGCGCGGCGGTCCGGGCAGACGGCGAGGAGCACCAGAGCGGCCTCCAACTGCTGGCACCAGTTCTCGGGCAGGCTGTCGAGCGGCACCACGAAGGCGGCGAGATCGCTGTGGAGCCGTGCAGCCTGTTGCAGGTCGGCTGCGTAGTGCCGTCCGCGGCTGGCCGGCCAGGTCAGTTTCTGGTGCCGGGCGTGCCAGGCGACCCGCCGCAGGCAGTCGGCGTGTGCTGCGGGCCCGGCGAGTTTCCATACGGCTTGGAGGAAGGGAGAGTCCAGGCTGCGGCGTCCGTGCCGGCGCAGATGCTCGCGCAGTTGACGGCGCAGGGACTGGTCTGTGCTGTCGGGATTCTCAGGCACGGGGCTTGTCCTTCGGGGAGTCGCACTCGCGGCAGCGGATGCTGACGACGCGGCCGTGGCCGTCGGTGCCGGACGCGGGGCTGAGCGGCTTCTTGCACCGCGGGCAGGCGCCGTACCAACTGCCGCGCCGGGCGGTGGGTGCCGCGGGTTCAGCGGGCATCGCGGGCGCCCCCTGTCCGGCAGCGCGGACACGCGCAGGGCGGCCACGTCGAGGTGACCGGGCAGCGTTCGGCGCCGCGGAGTGTGCGCCGCGGAGTCCAGGTGCGTCCGCCGTCGCGGGAGACGCGCAGGCGCAGCCGGCTCACCGCCGGGCTCCCACGCGGTGGGGGACCGCGGCGTCGTAGGCGGCCCGCTGGGATGCCTCGGCCTCGGTCAGGTTCTCGACCCGGGCCGTCCACTCCGCGCCGTGCGGGGTGACGAGCCGGACCTGCCCGGCGTCCAGGACGGTCTGCACCCGGCCCACCCACGCGGGCTCCGGCGGCATGGTCTGCCGGGTGGCCTCGTCCACCACGTAGTCACCGCGCTTGAAGGGCGCGCCCTGCGTCGTCTGCGTCATCGCCGTGTCCTCCGTAGTGGGCAATGCACAGACCGTAAGGACTTCGGGGTGCTACAAGCGTCACAGCTTGTAGCACCCCGTGCGGTTAGAGTGCTCCCACTCGCACGCCGAGTTCGACCAGACCGGTACGCCGCTGGGTCCGGATCATGGTGCGGACCGTCTCTCGCACACCCGCATGCATGCGCGTCTGCTGGGGCGCGATCTTCTCGGCAGTCAAGAACGCCTCCAGCGCGGCGTCTCGCTGGCCGTTGTACCAGTACCCCCGGCCCACATCGATCCAGTGGTGCGAGCGCCGCTCCGCGGCGAACGTGGACGGCAGATGCGCCGACACATGCTCGGCTGCCCGCACCGCTTCCCGGCCGCGCCCCAGCTCCACCGGCAGCGACACCGACCAGATCGCCGCGTTCGTGGGACCGAACTGCAACTCGAAGTCGTTGCGGTCCTCGCCCAGTTGGTCGGCAAGCTCCTGAGCCCGAGCAAGGTGCCGGGCCGCCGACTCGGCGTCAGCGCCGCGCGCGGAGTTCAACGACGCCTTCAGGGCGAACGCGCCAGCCAGGGAGAGCGCTTGAGGAGTCGTCGGCGTCCCCAGTTCCTGCAGGGCGCCGTCGATGATGTCCGCTGCGTCGTCGTGCTCGCCGATGGACAGGAACTCCCCGGCCTCGTACCAGCGGGCAGCCAGCATCCGCAGCGGGTTCTCGGTACCAGCTGCCGCCCACAGCACGCGTTCGGTGGCGAGCGTCGCATCCGAGACGCGGCCCAGCTTGTACAGGTACTGCATTGCGCACTCGTACCCAGACGCCAGCAGCCCGTAGACGTGCCGCTGCTGGTCGCCGGACGTCACCTCGCACGCCACCTGCAGGTCCCGCAGCAGGTCGGGGAGCACCGCAGCAGTGCGAGGAAGGGCGGCCGACTGACGGAGCCCGTTGGCGTGCGCCACTCGGGTGGTCAGGTTGCCCACGTCGACCCGGGCGACCTCTGCGTCCGTGGCACGAGTGGGCCGGCCGTGCAGCAGGAGCGCACGGCGCACGGAAGCGACCGCACTCAGCGCCTCCTGCCCGATCTCGTCGGACTCCGCAGGCGTGAAGGGCTGCCCCGTGATCTCGGTGGGGTGACAGTTCAGGGCACGGGCGAATTGGAGGATGAGGTCGCCCCGGTCCAGAGACCGGCGGCCGCGTTCGAAGGCTCGCACGGAGGCGAGAGCATAGCCCGACTCCTCGGCGAGTCGCTTCTGTGTCCAGCGCCTGCGCTTGCGGAGCACGGCGAGGCGTTCACCGTTTGTCTCGGTGGACTGGGGCATGTCAGCGCGATACGGCATACTTGTCTCCGTTCTGACTCGACACCAGAACGGTACGCCGCTCGCGGCCCGGGTGGCGATCCTCCGGCCCCTGTACCCCCTTGGGAACAGGGGCCGTTGCCGTGTCCGGACATGCCGATGGGCCCCGCCCTCCCGAAGGAGAGCGGGGCCCATGGTGGAGGCGTGGACTTGCACAGTGGCACACGCGGCCCCGGCGGGGGAACCCGTCGTCACCAGCGTTTCCGGTCGAGGAGTGCGGCGTTCTGCGGCTGGGTGCCGCCGCTGGGGCTGGGGTCGGGGGCGCCGTCGCGGCGGCACACCAGCGCGTCCGGGTCCCAACTCGGGGCCTGCAGGCTGTAGCCGTCCGGGCAGGCAGGTCCGGCCGGGCCCCGCTCGCCCTGCGGCCCGCGGGCCCCGTCCTTCCCGTCCTTCCCGTCCGCGCCGTCCTTGCCGGGCTCGCCTGCCGGGCCCGCCTTGCCCTGCTCGCCCTCGGCGCCGTCCTTGCCAGCCGTCCCGGGCTTGCCGGTGCGGCCGGGCTTCCCGTCGTCCCCGTCGCTGCCCGCCCGCCCCGGCGCGCCGGACGGGCCGCGGGGTCCGGGGATCGGCACGGGCACCCGGGCGCGGTCCGGCAGTCCCTCGACAGCCCGCCCCGGGTCGGGGGCGTCCGGCTGGCCGCCGGCGTCCTGGATCTGCGCGCGGAGGACGCGGACGTCTCCGGCGAGGGTGGAGACGGCGGTGCCGCGGCGGTCGGCCTCGGCGGCCAGGTCCCGGGCGCGGTCGGCTTCGTGGTCGATCCTTGCCCAGATCACGACGACCGCGCCGGAGAGCGCCACCAGGAGGCACGCGAGCAGCACGGGTCGCCAGCGGCGGGCGAGCATGCGCTGGGGGCGGGGCACGGGGGATCTCCTCCGAGTCGGGTGATGATGCCGCGCAGCCGGGCGATCTCGACCTGGTCTGCTGCTCTGAGCGCGTGCAGCTCGGTGACCTGGGCGCGGAGCGCGTCCCGTTCTTCCTGCAGGTCGTTGGTCAGGCTGCTGTACCCCGAGATTGCGTTCTCCCCGCGCTTGCCCACGAACGCCACCACGGCGCTTGCCAGCCCGCCGACTCCGACGAGCAGAGCGCCGAGGGCGGTGGCGTCCATGGGCTCTCCCTACGCGCGGGGGGTGCGGGTGGGGCCCGCGACGGTTTCGGTAACGCCGGGCCCTGCGGCGCCGGCGCCCGAGGTGGCGACGGCGGTCAGCAGCGCGACGACCGCGGCCAGGCCGCCGACGCTGAGCGCGGCGCCCCAGTCGACGTCGAGGAGCCCGAGGCCGTCGGCGCCGACGATGCCGAGCACGGCCTGGGCGAAGGTGCGCACCATCCGCTCGACGGTGGCGCGCCAGAATGCAGCGGTGGCCATGGATCAGTCCTCCTGGGTGAGTGCGTCGCCGAGCCGGTCCAGGGCGGCCTGCGCCCCGGCCTCGGCCGCGGCCTGGATCTCGGCCGAGGTCAGCCCACCGCCCGCGCCGAGCGTGCCGAGGGCGTCGACGAGCTTGTCGATGGTGGCCTGCTGCGCGCCGAGCTGGGCGAGGATGCGCGAGCTGTTGGCGGCGGCGATGCGGGACCAGCCGTACCCGGATCCGAGGGCGGTGCTGACGTAGATCTCGCCGTCCTGGAGCCCTTCGACGTCCGGGAAATGGTTCTTGAGCCAGTCGACTTGCAGGCGGTCGTTGAGCTGCACGCCGTCCTCCTTGCTGTTGCCGCCCGTCGCCCAGGCGCGCATGGCGGCGCGGTCGGCGAAGCGGGCGAGGTTGGTGTCTACGGGGGTCGACGTGTACTGGTGGAGCAGCCACGGGGCTTGGATGCTCGGCGAGCCGGGGCGTCCGTTGTACTGGGCGATCCACAGCCCGTCGCCCGCGAACGAGGACTTGTCGCGGTTGAGCCAGTAGTCGACGTTGCAGTACAGGAGCACGCGGTGCCCGGGGGCCTGGTCCTGCACGTACCTGATCCACGCGTCCTTGTCGGCCGAGGAGACCCGCGGGTCCTCCCAGTCGAGGACGAGGAAGTCCCCGGCACGCAGCGCGATCTTCGAGAGGAAGTAATCGGCCTGCGCCTTCATCGAACCGGGCCGAACGAAGTGGTAGAAGCCAGTGACCAGTCCGGCGTCCCGGCCGGTCTGCCGCTGCGCGACCCACTTGGGGTTCGTGTACGACGTCCCCTCGGTGATCTTGATGATGACGAAGTCCAGCCCCCGAGTGCTGTAGTTCTCGGACTGGTACGACGCCACGTCGATGCCCTTGATGGTCATGGGCGGGTGCCTCCCGGCATGAAGAAGGCCCCGGCCATCGGCGCGGGGCGTGCAAGATGGAGTGGGTCAGGCGTGGATGGCGAGCTTGAACTGCGCGTGCACCAGGTCGAGCGGGCTGCTGGCGTTGTGGGAGACGCGCAGGGCGATCGGCACGTCCGGGTGCACGAACAGCTCGTGATGCTTGGTGAAGCACTGCATGCCGGGCGACGGGGGCCGGTGGTCGGTCGCGGTGGTGTTGACCGGGTCGTCGGTGAACCCGAGCGGGTCGCGCACGTACTGGTCGCGCAGCTCGCTGTAGTCGCCGGGCTCCCACTGGATCATCGCGGTCAGTACGCCCCAGCCGTCGCATGCCGGCCAGATCAGCGAGGCGCGCGGGTCGGCCCGCCAGTCGGCGATGTGGTAGCTGTCGGGCTGCATCATCTGGTGCATGCCGTAGTCGTCGTAGGACTCGCCGCTGCCGAACGGGACGTGCACCGGGCGATATCCCCCCGGCTCGATGGTCTGGCGCTCCTTGGTGATCAGGGAGCACACGAGGACGGACACAGGGTCTCCTTAGACGGTTTCGTAGTTGCCCCAGATGTTGAGGCGGTCCCCGGTAGCCCAAGTGGTGCCGGCGGGCTGGAGGGTGGTGCCGACCGGGGTTTGTGAGGGCATCTCGCCGCGGTCGATGTAGCCGCCGTCCGCGTGGGCGACGATCGCGGTCACCCGCTGGCTGGTGGCGTTGACGTAGCCGGTCGCGCTCCACCGGGCGGGTGCCGACGCGTCGTAGAGCCAGCAGCTGACCGGCTGCCATGTGTTGCCCTGCACTCCGGAGGGTGCGACGGGAAGGGAGAACTCCCAGTAGGCGGCCTCCACCGAGGTGGTGGTGTTGCTGCCCCACTCCAGGCGGATGGCGAACTCGCAGGTGCGGCCGTACAGCTTGTAGCGGCCGTCCAGGGTGCCGGCGCCCAGGGTGGTGGTGGCGTTGTCCGCGTACCAGTCGGGTGTGTAGGGCTGCCAGTCGCCGACCATCGCGTTGAGCCGGTCGGCGGTGATCCGCATTCCGGGAAGCCACAGGGGCACGTTCTCTCCTCCTACAGTGCTACGACGGCGGGCTGGACCAGACGCACATCCGCGCCGGCCGTGTGCGGCAGGCTGATGCCGTTCACGGCCCGGCGCACGGTCATGGTCTGCGGGCCGCTCCCGGTGATCCCGTCGACGGTGACGGTCTCCCCGCCGACAGCCACGTCGAAGGGGAACTCGGATGGCAGGGCGCCGGTGAGGGCGGGGCGCAGGGTGGCCAGGCCGGCCCAGACCACCTCGGCGGGTGTCGGGTAGTCGGGGATGGTGGGGGCGATGTTCGCGGTCACCGCGCCCGCGGGCGCGGTGACGGTCCCTTCGAACCACACCCATGTGTCCGCGGGCGGGGTCTGGGTGTGCCCGTTGGAGGTGGCCAGGTAGGCGGCCTCGGATCCGAACCAGTTGACGTTCAGGTCGATCGGCCGTTCGGTGGCGGACATCAGCCATCCGCACACCGTGTAGGCGGCGCCGGGGGTCACGGGGATCATGTCGGATCCCGCGCTGGGGTACTGTGCCGCCCCGTCCGGGGTGATCTGCATGGCCCAGGGGCTGCCTGTCGGCGCCGGTTCCGGGGCCGGTACCCGCTGCAGGGCCGCGCCCGTGCCGGTCCACCCGGACAGACCGGTCTCGAAGTCGGGGTTCGGGTTGAGTGGCGCGGCGGCCGTGACCCATGCCGGGCCGGTTGTGGCCTGGATGGTCAGGGCGGTGTCGGTTGCGTCTGCGTCGGTGGCTAGTTGGGTGCCGTCTGTGTCGACGCGTCCTTGGGTTGGGTCCTCGAGGACGCCGACCGTCCACGGTGCGGCGGGCGAGCAGGAGAGCGAGACCTGCCAGCTGTAGGTGGCCAGGTCTTCTGTCCAGCCCTCGAGGATCAGGTCGGTCTCTGCTGCGGGCAGCCACTCGGGAAGGTTTTTCAGCCGCACCTTGTCCCCCGCCTGGAGCCCGAGGACGGCGTCGGTGAGGTGCGGGGCACCTTCCAGCTTGATGGTCACGGTGGGGAAGCGCAGCTCGTCGATGGTGCCCAGGTGCAGTCGCCATCCGGCGTGGGCGTCGGTCTGGTCGTCGCGGGCGAGGTTGAGCGTCAGCGACTCGTCGTAGCGGCCGACGCCGGCCGGTGGCGGCTGAATGGACAGCGGCCCCTCCTCGAGGAGGGCGCGGGCGGTGGAGCCGCCGCTGCGGGAGACGGTGACGTCGTTGCGCAGCCGCTGGTCATCATCGACCGGCTCCAGCGGCGGCATCAGCTCCCCGCGCGCCGCGTAGTCGAGGACGAGGGCGGGGGCCTGGTTGTAGAGGCTGGTGCGGCTGCGGTAGGCCAGAGCCAGGCTCTCGCGTTGCTCTGCGAGGATGCCGCCGTCCACCTCGGCGGCTTGCTCCAGCAGCGCCAGCAGGGTCTCCGGACGCTGGGCACCCATGGCCGGCGTGTCCTTGGGGTCGCCGGTCAGGCCGAGCGGCAGCGTTTCCTCGCGGGACAGGCGGGTCATCCGGTCCCATACGGTCTCGCCCGCGTAGGCGGAGTCGGAGCCGGTCATCACGGACACGTTCTCGGTGTCGAAGACGGCGACATGACCGAGGGCCCAGCCGTCCATCTCTTCGCCGAAGCCGCTGTAGAGCGCTGCGACGTGACCGCCCGAGCCCGGGGCGGGGCCGTCGAGGTATCCGGTGCCGCCTCCCACGTCCTGCCAGGCGATGACCCACCGCGATCCTCCGCCTGCCGCCGGGGCGACGGAGAAGCGCTGCCTGGTCCACTGGGTGAACACGTCCTCGCCGATGAAAACGCCCTGGTTGATGCGTTCGATGTCGTCGGCGTCGTACCCGTGGACGCGGGCCACACCCTGGGCCATGGTCAGCTTCCACCGGGCGATAGAGCCGGTGGTGTGGATGCTGAGCAGTTCGGTCTCTGCGGCAGGGGCCTTCCCGTCGGCGAAGTAGACGAACTCGACCTGCCACTCCCCGGCCGTGGCGGCCGGGGGGACGCGGGCTCGCAGCAGCACGTGCTTGCCCAGTTTCGGCAGAGGTGAGGAGCTGGGCAGGGTGTCGACGGCGCCGAACTCGGCGCCGCGCAGCTGCATGGGGGCCACGCCGGGGACGGGGCTGTATGCCTGTGTGGCGCCGCGGTCCTCCTCCATGGGCCAGTAGGCCACCAGCTCGGGTGCGGAGGGCACGCGGCGCCGCAGCGTGGACTCCAGCGGCTTGGCGCCCTGGCCGAGCCGGCGCAGGATACCGGCCGCCTCCACCGGCACCCACACGTCCTGCCCGGAGGTGTCCCAGCGCGGCGGCCACGTGGAAACCTCGCCCGTGAAGCGCACGTTGCGGTGAGAGACGACGGCCGCGCCCTCCAGCGTCCAGGGCACCCCGGCCGCGTCGGTGAACTCGCGGGTTCCCGGGGCGAGCTGCCGGAAGTCGGGCGCGGCCATCAGCGGCCCGTCGACCCCCGCACGTACCTCGAACCGGTGCCCCTCGCCCACATACGGGATGCGCGGCAGGCCCGTGGTCGGGTCGCTGCCGCCCAGGCGCAGGGGAGCTGTCGAGGCGAAGATGTTGACGGGGGTGGGGTGGTGGTAGTCGCCGAGCTTGTGCCAGGGGCCCTCCAGGGAGGCGGCCCAGTAGAGGGTGACGGTGGCGCCGCCGAGTTCGTTGGCCGCGATGGTGGCCCGGATGGCTGCACGGTGGGGCAGGTTGGGCAGCGGCCAGTACATGTAGGTGGACGTGGTGCCGTTGCCCGACCAGTAGAACCGCAGCTCACCGCCGAGGACCTTGAGCATCCAGGAGCGCTGGTCACCGGCCGGGTCCCATTTGGCGATCACCGCCTGGTTCGCGGTCTGGGTGCGCCAGTCGATTCCCACCTCGGCCCGCACGTCGATGTCCCCGCCGACGTTCAGCGCCGCGGTGGACGGGGTGGCCGCGTAGTTGGCCGGGTCACCATCCAAGTCCAGGTGCGCCGGGCCTGCGCGCACGGACACACGCACGGGCGTGTTCCTGCCGATCAGCCCGTACAGGGGCGAGCGCGGGTTGCGCGGCGAGTAGCGGCCGTCCCGGTTGTTGAGCGTCAGCGTGCACTTGGACGCGTCCGCCTGGGCCGCCTCATCGGCACGTCCGCCGGTGAGGGTCACCACGTCGCGAGTGCGGACGTCGTCGGTGATCTCGAGCCACTGGTGGCCCGCGCGCAACTCGACCATGACGCCCAGCGGGTCTGTCGGGAATGCCACCGGGGTGCCTCCTTACCGGGTGCCGAACGCGGTCTGCACCGACCCGCGCCCGTCGACGCGGACCATCTTGCGGAGCATGCGCTTCATCTCCTCATCGCCTCCGGTGACGTCCAGGACGACGCGGACGGCCTGTCCGCCGCCGAGCCCGCGGCCGCCCGCGCCGAAGGCGGAGACGCCGAAGGTGGCCGAGGCGGAGGCGGTGTTGACCAGGCCCGCCATGGTGCGGTCCACCGCGCCGGCCCCGGACTCGATTCCCGAGACGATGCCCGCGGGGATCCAGCGGCCGATGTCGCGGGCCATGACCTTGGACGGTGAGCTGATGCCCAGGGCCTTGGCCACCGGCCCGGGGATCATCGACTTGGCGAAGCCCATCAGTTTGCTCCGCAGCCAGCCGCCCATGGAGCGGATGCCGTTGAGCAGGCCGCGCACGACGTCCTTGCCTTTGCCGTAGAGGGTCTTGGCCAGGGAGCCGACGCCGCGGGCGATCCGGCCGGGCAGCCCGCGCATCCAGGCGACGACGGCCAGGGCCCGGGAGACGACCGCCGAGCGGAAACGCGTCAGCGCGCTGACGGCTTTCGCGTACAGGCGCGAGGCGAGCGAGGCCACGGCGCCCGCGATACGGCCGGGCAGTGCCTTGCACCAGTCGACGATGGCGTTCCAGATCGCGACCGTCTTGGTCTTGATCGTGTTCCAGTGCTTGATGATCAGACCGACGAGGGTGAAGTTCAAGAAGAGCTGCACCAGGAACGCGGCCACCTGCTTGATCTTGGTCCAGATCCAGTTCCAGGCCGCGGCGGTCCACTTCTTGATCGTGTCCCACTTGGCGATGATCAGGACGACCAGGGCGATGATCAGTGCGGTGATCCAGCCCACCGGGCCCATGGCGACGATCCACTGGGCGGCCATCACCGCGGCCCAGGCGATGGCGCGGGCGGCCATCATCACGAACCGTGCGGCCGTGACCGCGGCGGTGCGGATGACCGCGGCCAGGAAACGCGCGGTCATCCGCGCCCCGGCAGCCGCCCACGCTGCGGCGGTGCGCACCGCGCTGGCCGCCGCCGAGGCGGCGATCCGTGCCATGGAGGCGATGGCCCGCCCGGCCGCGCGCGCCCAGGCGCCCGCTACCCGGGTCGCGGCCCGGCCCGCGCGGGAGCCGAAGACCGTCGAGGCGGCCGAGGCCACCTTCGAGTAGGCGGCGTAGAGCTTCATCGCGACCACGACACCCGCGATGGCGAAGGCCAGGGCCTGCAGCACGCCAGGGGGCAGCGCGTTGACCAGCTTGGCCAGGTACAGGGCGATCTGCGCGGTGATCCCGATGAGCGGTCCGAGGGCGATGAGCAGCTTGCCGACGGCGACGCCGAGTTCGGCCAGGGTCTGGCCGCCCTGCTTGGCCATCTCGACGAACTGGGCGAAGCCTTCGCTGCCCTTGAGGGACTGTCCCCAGGCGGCGAACTTGGCGGTCATCTCCTCCAGCCCGCCAGACATGGTGTCGGAGAAGGGCAGGAACGCCTGGATGATCCCGGCGAAGCCGATCGCGATGTTCTTGGCCGAGGCCAGCAGGCTGCCCAGGGCCTTTCCGCCGGCAGCAGCCATGTCGGCCATGAACGTCTTGAAGCCGGAGGACTGCGTGCCCTTGGCGATCTCGTCCAGGAAGCCGGAGAACGCATCGGCGGCGGCCTTGACGAAGGGGGTGAGGGTCGGCAGCAGGTTCCGCAGAATCTTGATGCCCTTGGTGAAGACGGGCATCGTCGTGCTGCTGAGGCTGTCCGACCACTTCTGGTAGTCGGACTTGAGGCCGATGAACGCCTTAGCGGTCGCCCGGGTGGCCGGCGGCAGGTCGGCCAGCGCGTCGGTGTACTCCTTCTGCGCGGCCGCGGCTTCCTTCCCGCCCTGGGCGGCGGCCTCCTCCGCCTTCGCGGCCAGGTCGGCGACGCTGGCGACGTCTTCGAGCTGCGGGCCGGCGGCCAGCTGGAAAGCCTTGGCGGCGACCCCGGCCGAGGCGAAGGCGGCCGCCATGCCGCCGACGGCGGTGGCTGCTGCGGCCGCGGCGCCGGGAACCAGGGACATGCCCGCGGCCTTGCCCAGCTTGGCCAGCGACGCGGCGGCCTTCTCGGCGCCAGCGCGCAGCCGGTCGGCGTCGATCCCGAGCCGCACGCTCATGGAGGCGAGGGTGGCCACAGGGTCACCCCCTCTTCTTCTGCGTGCTATGCGGTTGTCATGCGGTGGTGCCGCCCATGGCGGCGTTCAGCTGCTGGGCTTTGTGCCAGAGCTGGTCGGCGGTCTTGGGCTGCTTGTCCCACTGGGGCAGGAAGTCGGCGGGCTTGGGGGCGCGCCCCTTGCCGCGGTTGGCGTTGGCGACGGTGGCGGCGATGATCGCGGCCTGGATGTCGCTGCGGCGCCTGCCCAGCGGGCCGGTGATCTTCTCGTAGGCGGCCCATTCGGCCAGCTCCCGCGAACCGATGCGCTCGAGCAGTTCGGCCACGGTCATGCCGCCGAGGTGCCCGGCCAGACGGAAGTAGAACTGCCGCTCTGGCCGGGCCCTCAGTTTCCCGTCAGCTCCTCGACATCCTCATCGCTGAGTCCGGACAGGCGCATGGCGACGTCGCACACCCGTTGCAGGGCGGCGGCGGGCTGCTCGCCCAGCCGTTTGACCTCGGCGTCCGTGCGGAAGAGGCGCTTGCCGTCGGTGTCGACGAGGGAGGCGGCCGCCAGCCGGGCCCGGAAGCCGACCAGAGCGTTGGTGTTCACGCCCTTGCCGCTGGTGCTGACCATCGCGGATTCGATCTTGTCGCGTTCGGCGCCGGAGAGTTCCTGCACCCGCACGGTGCCGCCCCACTCGGGTACCTCCACGTCCTCGACGCGGCGCGTGGTGGCGTTCAGGATCGTCTCTGCGCTCAGGTACTGGGACATGGTCACTTCCCGAGGGTCTTGGTCTGGGTGGCGGCGAAGGCCAGCGGAGTCCCCGCCGTGAGGGTGGGCTTGCCCGAGACCTGGAAGGTCAGCTCGGCGGCCAGCTTGTCGTCATACGGGGCCTCGGGGGCGAAGCCGGTCATCACCGCGGCGAACTCCCAGGAGCCGCCGCCCGCGGCCGCCGGCCACACGATCTTGTAGTTCATCGGTTCGGTCGCGCCGAAGTCGGCCACCAGCTCGTCGTGCACGCGCGGGTCGTAGTTGATCTCAACGGACACTTCGCCGCCGTCCTTGAGTCCGCCGATGTACTCCTTCCACCCGTCCGGGCTGCCGTGGGAGGTGACATCCAGCGTCTCGCGCTCGATCTCCGGCCCGCCGATCTCGGTGACGTTCGCCAGTGCGGTGAACACCTCGGTCGCGGCGCCGTCTCCGCGCAGGAACTGGGTTCCGAACGCGTCCAATCCGGCCATGGTCTTCTCCTTCAGGTCTTGGTCATCCACACCCGGTAGCGCACATTCACGTGCCGGATGTCAGGGTCGGGATCGCGCAGGAATTCGGCCTGCTGATGGGCGACGCTGATGTCCTTCCACCCGGGCACCGTCAGCGCGCGGCGGTCCAGGAGGGCATCGAGCGCGGCCAGGATCTGGGCGCACTCGCGGTTGCCGCGGTAGGTGGACCAGATGTGCAGCACCACCGCGGCCGCGATGCCGCGCTGGCCGTGGTTGTCGTCGGGCTGCTCGGTGACCGAGCCGAGCGAGACATACGGGAAGGGGGCCGGCTCGGGCACCTCGTCGTGCACAGCGGTGATCAGGCCGGTCAGCGTGGCATCGGCTCGCAGCGCCTGGACGATGGCCACCTGCAGCGGCCACAGGGCGGTACTCACTCCGCCCCGCGGCGTTGCGCGCGGGCGATCTTCTGGCGCAGCCGGGCGATGGCCTTCTCGGCAGAGTCCCGCTTCTCCACCTCCCGCGCCAGCTGGCGACGCCAGCCCTCCAGCAGCGACATCTCACTCACCTCCCAGGTGGCGTCGCACAGCCGCCCGGTAGGCGGCGATGACCTGGCCGCGGTGCTGGGCGAAAGCCGGCACCAGATAGGGCTGGTCGGGCATGGAGCTGGTGCCCTTCTCCACATACAGGGCGTACTCGAGTTGTTCGGCCTCCCACACGCCGACCTCGGCGACCCCGGAGCTCTCCTTCACACGGTGGTCCAGGGACGCCCACAGGCTGCCGGTGCGGCGCGGTACACGGTTCTCGGCCGTGTCCTGCACGTTCTCCGCCCACTCGTGCAGGGTCTCGGTGCGGGCCTGGCGCATGGCCTCGGGGACGCGGCGCACGGCGCGCATGGCCCGGCGCAGGCCCCGAACTTCGGTGCGGGCCATCTCAGTCTCCTTGTGCCGGCTGGCGTGCGGAGCAGTCCGCCCGCAGGTAGGTGTCCGGTTCGGAGGGTTCGAAGACGGCTTTCACCTCGAAGACGTCCCCGGCCGCGGCGCAGTTGGTCGCCGCGGCGCACGTCCGCGCCTGGGGCGAGGTAGACGATGTGGGTCAGTACGGCCTGGGACTGGTCGGCGGCCTGCCGCTCGCGCGCCGAGGGCTGCGAGAGCCGCGCCCGCTGCCGGGCGGTGATCTGCTGCCAGGTGGTCTCCTGGCCGCCGCCTGCGTCCTCCACGGTCACCGGGCGCCACACCTCCACGCGCCGGTTGAGGAGATGTCCGGTGCGGCTCACCGTGAGGTCACCAGCCCGGCGCCGCCGCCGAAGCGGGCGGCCAGCCGCTCACGCAGGTAGGCGGGCAGCTCCATCTCGGTGATCCGCCCGTCATCGCCGTAGGTGACCGCGTAGTCCCCGATGCGCTCGGAGCGCACATCGCGGGCCGCCAGGCCGGTGCCGTCGTCCTCGGCGCGGTAGGCGACCAGGGCGGCGACCGCGATACGGCACACCAGGTCCACGATGTCGGCGGGGACGGCGGGCAGGCCGTGGGTGTAGGTGACATGCACGGCCGCAGGCTCGGCGCTGCGGCTCCAGCCGGAAGAGCGCCACAGGCGGCCGGAGAGCAGACGCCAGCCGGTGACGGTCTCCCCGTCGATGGTGACCTGGTCGACGGCTGTGACGGGCCCTCCGGGCAGCGTCAGCCACTGCCCTGCTTCCCCCTCGAGGGCGAGGGTGGAGGTGGTCTGGCTGATCGGTGTCCCGGCCGCCTCCCGCACGGCGGTGCTGGCCACCTCCAGATAGACCTCGGCCAGTGCCGTCTCCGCCGCCTCGACGGTCACGCCGCGGGCGGTCAGGTCGGCCACCGTCGCCAACGGTGCCAATGCCACGGTGGCCTCCCCCTCAGTCGGCGATCTCGATCAGATCGGCCTTGGTGTAGTTGGCGGCGTCCTCGCGCGAGAGCAGCCCGCGCGCGGCCACGTAGGCGATCCACTCGGCCTTCGCCGCGTTGACGCCGGGGCGGTCCGGGCCGCCTTCCGGGGCCGGCTGCGGCTGCCCGTCTGAGGGCGCCTCCTCCTGCGCCAGGCCGCCGTCTGCGCTGTGGTGGTCCCTCTCGCGCCGGCCGCCCGGATGATTCCACTCGCCGGTGCGCAGCCGCTCGGCCACGTACTCGGCGGTGAAGGCCGGGCCGACGGTCACCGTGAACGGCGCCCCGGCCGGGCCGATCAGCTGCAGCGTGTCCCCCGCCCGCATCAGATCACCACATCCGCGGCGGCCAGGCCGGTGGGGCGCACGACCTTCGCGCCGTACAGGTGCAGGCCCTTGACGATGTCGGCGAAGCCCTTCTCCTTGCGGGTGGCCTCGGTCTTGGTGATCTGTTCGGCGTAGGTGGTCGCCCCGGCGTAGCCGGCGATGACCAGCTTGCCCGCGCCCGCGCCCGGCCCGTCGGGGGCGTTGTTGGACTTGCGGATGGTGAACCCGGCCGCCGAGCCCACCAGGCCGTTGGCGCGGGTGCTGGCCGCCTGCGGGTCACCGGCGGAGACGAACCGCGCGTCCTTCTGCAGCAGGCCGTGGAACTTCGGTGTGACCACGACCCAGCGCCCCTCGGCAGGCACGTTGTCCTCGTCCAGGACGACGCCCAGGTCCACGAGCAGGTCGTAGGCGTCGCTGGGAGTGGCCAGGGTCGCCTCGGCGGTGAGGTTGCCCGCGTCGATACCCGCGGCCATCAGGCCAGCCACGTGCTGGTCGGCCACATCCCGCAGCCGGTAGGCGGCCTTGCGGGCCTGCTCGGTGAGGATCGCGCCCCCGGCGCGGGCCTGGCGCTGCTCGACGTCGTCGACCTCGAAGGCGAAGTACTTGGACTGGTTGATCAGCAGCGTCAGGTCCGCGTCGTCGACGTCCTCGATCGTGATGTCGGTGTGCGCGGTGTAGGTGCCGATGGTCGGCTCGGCCAGCGAGGTGATGTGGACGGTGTCGCCGTACATCGCGATGTCGCCCTCGTAGTCGCGGTTGACGGTGCCGGGGGCGGCGTAGACGAGGCTCTTCTCCAGGGCGACCAGCAGTTCAGCGGTCCACACCTCGGGGATGAAGTTGGCGATGGCCATGAGGGGTTCCTTCCAGCCGCCGGGACTATCCGGCGGTGTGTCCGAGCGCGTCGTCCAGCTGGCCGTCTTCCTTGGCCTTGAGGATCTGCGCGGGCGTCATGGATTTCAGGTCTGCTCGGGTGAGCTGCTTCGGGCGGCCCGCCTTGCGCGCTGCGCCGCCGTCGCCGGTGCCCTGGAACCTCTTGCCGCCTTGCGCAGCCAGGTAGGGCTTGTTGGTCAGGAGAGTGCCGATCGCCTCGGCGATCTCGTCTTCGTCGATGGCGCCGTCCTCATCGACGTCGAACTGGCCGAGGTCGAGGAAGGTCAGCGCGTCTTTGGGGTCGGCCAGGCGCCCCTTGGCAGCCGCGCGGATCTCCGCTTTGAGGATGCGCTGGTTGGCCTTCTCGGCGGCGGCCTGGGCCGCCTGGGCGGCCGCGTCGTCGTCGCCGTCCTCCTGTGAGGCCAGCTTGCGCTCCAGCTCGCGGCGCCTGTCGCGCTCGGTGCGCCACTTGCCCTTCATGGAGGCCAGCGCGCGTTTGCCCTTGTCGCCGAGCTGGTCGGCGCCATCGGGGTCCGTGTCCTGGCCCGGGGCGTCGTCGCCGCCGGTCTCCTCGTCCTGGCGGTCATCGGTCTCGGAATCGCCCGCGTCGTGCGGGCCCTCCTCGTCGGCGTCGTCGGCCGCGCCGAGGATCGGCCAGATCGGGTGCAGCTCGCCGGTCTCCTCGCCGGGGCGGGCCTTGCGCCAGCCCAGCGCGCGGGTGCCGGTGAGCGGGTGGGCGGGCAGGGGTGCGTGCATGGTGAACTCCCGTTGCGGGTGAAGGGGGGGCGTCGTCGCCGCCGGTCTCCTCGTCCTGGCGGTCATCGGTCTCGGAATCGCCCGCGTCGTGCGGGCCCTCCTCGTCGGCGTCGTCGGCCGCGCCGAGGATCGGCCAGATCGGGTGCAGCTCGCCGGTCTCCTCGCCGGGGCGGGCCTTGCGCCAGCCCAGCGCGCGGGTGCCGGTGAGCGGGTGGGCGGGCAGGGGTGCGTGCATGGTGAACTCCCGTTGCGGGTGAAGGGGTCGTGCGTTGCGCACGGTCAGACGATGTAGCCGTTCTTCCTCAGCAGCCGGATGGCGTGCTCGCGGTCGCCCTTGGCCAGCCGGTAGATCTCCGCGGGCATCAGCCGCGGGCTCACCGCGCGCGAGGGGGGCCGCGCGCTCTGGCCGGACTGGACGCCGTCGGCCCTGGCGAACGTGGAGCGGCGCCGCCCGTACAGGCCGCGCCGCGTGGTGCCCTCGGATGTGGTCTGCACGGTGCGCCCGTAGTAGGTGCCGGTACTCATGCCGCGTCTGGCGTTGACCACCTGCGCGATGTCCGCGCCTTCAGCGAGCGCGGCCACGGCGTCCTTGCCGAATGCGCGGCGCCGCTGTGCCGGGCTCATCTGCGCGTACAGGTCTTCCGGCATGACCGGGACCGGGTCCCCTCGCCGGTGCGGCGCCAGCGTGCACTGGCAGCGCGGGTGGCGGGCGAAGCCCTCCGAGAGGGCGTACTCGCGGCCGGCCAGGACGATGCAGCGCGCACACGCGGGCAGCTCGACCGCCCGCACATACGAGGTCACCCGGGGGCGGGCGATCATCCCGGCCAGGTCGGCGGCCCGGCCGGCGTCCGCGATCAGCGTGCGGGTGAGCAGGTCCAAGAACGCGGCCCCCGAGGCGATCGACCAGGCCAGGGAGAACCCGCGGGCGACGCGGTTGAGTGCGACGAAGACCGGATACTGCAGCAGCCCGCCCAGGGGCCGCCCGCCCCCGTCGACCCCGGAAAGCCGTTCGGCGTTGACCTGGCCGGCCGCGTCCTCGCCGAGCAGCACCCGGGAGAGGTAGGGGTCGGCCTGGCGGGCGGCGTGCAGCTGCCCGGCGGTCACCAGCGCGACCACCCGGGGCAGCAGCGCGGCCCAGGAGCGGTCGAGTTCGGCGGGGTCGGTCTGTGCCCACAGCTGCCGTGCCGCGCGGGCGGTGACTGCAGCGGACTCGGCGCGCTGTTGCTGATGCTCCGCATCGACGGTGGCCGGGCTCACGCCGCCTCCCCGGCCTCGGGATCGCCCTGGTCGTCGTGCCCGTCACCGTCGGCCTGGTCCTGGCCGCTGTCTTCCGGCGGGGTGTGCGCCAGTAGCCGGGTGGCGGCGGCGACCGGGTCCATTTCCATCTCGCGCCGGCGCATCGCCACCACGTCGGCGACCTCTTGAGGGGTGAGGCCGTAGCGCCGAGCCAGCCACTCGAAGGGGAAGCCGATGTCCTTGAGTTTGACCAGCGCGTCGGCCAGCTGCGCGTGGGAGCGCGATTCGGAGTCGGCCCACAGCACGGTGCCGGCGCGCATCGCCTGGGCTTTGTCGGCCTGGCCGCGGGCCAGGGCGATCAGGCGTGCGGCCTCGCGCAGGCCCTGCCCGTACCACAGCTTCTTCTCGTCCACCCGCTTGACCAGGCCCGTCTCGGCGGCCAGCAGCGCGTCACCGCTGAGGTTGGCCATTTTCCCGATCAGGTAGTGCTGCGGGGTGCGGGTCTGGGCCGCGAGGTGGCCGACGGCGACCTCGATGATGCCGGTGTAGGCGGCCAGGTTGGCGGCCTGCCACTCGGCGATCTGCGCGTCCTTACCCGTGATCCACAGCACCCGTTCGACGGCGAACTTCTCCAGGTCCACCGGCTGCTTGCCGATGATCTCTCCGGCCTCGTTCAGCTTCGGGATCATCGGGCGCTCGGCGCCCAGCACGACACGCTGGGGGAAGCTCGCGTAGTCGGTGGCGGTGAACAGCATCGCCCACACCAGGTTGATGGCGTCCTGCATGGCCACCACCCCGGACACATCCGAGATGGGGTCCTCGACCAGCATCGGCTTGTTGGGCAGCTCCACCATCGGCACCACACCCATGGGGTTGTCCTGCGGGTTGGGCTCGGTGCGCAGCTCCCGCGGCCGCCAGCGGCGCAGCTCCTCATCCACGTCGGCCATCTGCGGGCTCTTCTCCTGCCGCCCCCGTGGCCGGGAGAACTTCCACACCTCATCCGGCAGGTAGAGGGTGGCGAAGTCCTCGTTGCCGTCCTGCCACCGCTTGAGCGCGGCACGGCGCCGCCGCCTGGAGCCGGGCTCGTAGGCGACGATGCACTGCCCGGCGTCCTCGAAGGTGACCATCGGATTCTCGGCGTCGTCCGGGTCGCCCCACACCAGCACAAAGGAGCGGGCCGAATTGACGGCGCCCAGGAACCCGAGCTGGCTGTCGGCGTCCAGGCCGTTGATCTGCCAGGTGCGCCACAGCTCCCGATCGGCCCGCTCCTGCCCGGCGGCCTGGAAACCGGTCACCGTCAGCCGCTCCACGGGGGAGTCGGCCACCACCTGCACCCAGTTGTCGGAGAACTCGCGGTAGCGGTCGCCGTGGAACTTCGCGAACTCCTCGGAGGCGAACTTCAGCGGCTGTTTGCCGCGGTAGTAGTCGTTGTTCCGGTCGATCTCCCTGCGCCGCCGGTTCAGTTCGTTCTCCAGCAGTCCGACCAGACGCAGCGCTTCGCCTTCCGTGGCCACGCGCACCCCCTCTCATGCGGAGTAGAAGAAGCTGACTTCCTTCTCGGCCAGCCCGGCGGCGATCACATCGCCCAGCGCCTCGTGCGCGAGGACCGAGGCCACGGCGACGTCGATCTTCTGCGCGGGGGACGCCTTGCGCAGCACATACAGCCCCGAGGGGCGCTCGGCCTGCCGGGTGTTCTCGATGTGCCCGGCGGTGATCTCACAGCCGTCGTGGGTGAAGGCGGCCGCCCGCTGCCCGTCTGCGGTGTTGCGCTTGATCACGTCGGTCTTCAGCCGTTCGCAGGCGGCGTGCATCTGGTGCAGCCGGCGGGTGTACCAGCGGATGACCCGCTCCTCCCCGTAGCTGTCCACCCACTCATCGACCTCGGTGTCCCAGTAGGGCGGGTCCGCATACAGGCGCACCACGTCGTAGCGGTTCATCAGCTGGTCCACGGCCGCGCGCACCTCGGCACGCGGCACCTGCCCGCCGTAGTCGGCCGGGTTCCAGATCGTGGGCTCGTCGTTGGACCCGTAGACCGGGGTGAACTGGTAGCCGTCCATAGTCTCGGCGCGGATCGCCGTCCAGTCGTCCATGTCCGAGCCGTCGAACCCGAGCACAATCCGGGTGAAGGGGCGCACCCTGCGCGGCTTGGCCTTGGCCGCCCACTTGGTGCCGGCCAGCCAGCCAGCCGAGCCTGCGACACACCGGTTGCCGAAGAAGCGTTCCGCCTGCGCGGGGTCCTTCTCCAGCATCTCGGCGGCCTCGGCCTCGATGGCGTCCAGATCCACATGGGAGCTGCCCGCGTACACGTGCGCGTGGATCTTCCGCCGCTGCCGCTTGTCCCCGTAGGAGAGCGCCTTGGGGGCCTGCGGGTGGTAACGGAAGATGTCGCGGCTCCGGGACTCGGAGGTGCGCTGGGCCACCGAGTCCTCACTGGGATCCCACGAGTTCGTCGTCTCCAGCGCCCGGCCGCCCATGCCGGCCAGGCCGCGGCGCTGGGTGTCGGCGACTTTGCGGAGTTTGTTGGCCTCGGTCCAGGTGCCCGTCTCGTCCTGGACGGCGGCCGTGATCGGGTTGCCCAGCCGGGAGAGAGCCGAGGAGGTGACCACGTCGATCCGGCCGACCTCGCCGATGCGCGTGAACTCCTCGCCCACCTTCAACGCGCCGGACAACGGCCCCAGCTTCACCATCGCCTGCAAAGGCCGGTAGACGTTGTCGACCTGATCGCCGCTGGCCGCCGTCAACTGGATCAGCGGGGTCGGCCACGGCCGGCCCATCGGCTCCCCGGCCTCATACCGGTACCACCAGCCGCAGTCACAGCCCCAGTCCTTGCAGCGGAACACCTCACCGCCGCGCGCCCACCCGTAGAAGACGACCGGGCCGCGGGCCTCCGCCAAAACGATGGTTGCCGACCACGGGCCCTTGCCCGTCTTCTGCGGCGCCACCACCTGCGAGCGGCGGTAGTGGAACGCAGGCGCCAACTGCCCCACACGCGCAGTCGGCTTGATCCGGTAGTGGCTGACGGTGCACCACAGCTGCCACGGATACAGCTCCAGATCCCCGCCCGCGTGGAAGCCGTCCGGCACCGGACAGTGCGCCTCGATCCAGTCGGCCACCACCCACAGGGTGGGAAAGTCGACAACGAACTCGGCCGCCGCCTCAGGCGCCTTCGCCACGGGGCACGACCTTCAGCCGGTCCCGCGCCGAGCGCCGCCGCGGCGCCTCGGCCGGCTCCTCCGGCTCGGGCACCTCGGAAGCGGGCGCGATCCTCCACCGGTTGCGCAACATGCCCTGCACCGACAAGCCCAGGGAATCCAGATACTGGCGCACCACCTGCTGCAGGATCACCGGCGCTTTCGGCAGCTCGGCCTCGGCCAGCTTCCGCACGAACATCGCCACCTCGTAGCGCTGATCCAGCGCCTCCCACGCCACAGCCTGCGGCCGGGCCCACAACTCCGCCCACAAGTCCGCCTCGCGCGGCGTCACATTCACCAGCGGCCAACGAGGCGGCTCACCACCACGGCCCTCCGCGGGCAGGATCGTCCACCCTGCCTTGTCCACCGGACGCTCGCGCCGCAGCGCACCCGGATCCGGCGGCGGGCCGGAGACCGAACGGGCTCCACCACGGGGCATATCGACCACTCCTCGTCGCCGCGTTGCGCAGCACCGACACCCGTCACGTTGCGTGACAGGTCAAGACCCTTTGAACCTGACGAACTTCCCGCAGCCCTCCCCGGCGTTCGGGAACCCCATACCTGAGGGGGTCCACCCCCACCCATCTGACCTGCACAAACACCGCTCGTAAGTCTCTGACCTGCATGTTTGCTTATGGTTACTGTGTGCGGTCGTTCCAGCCTCCGGGCTGCTCACGTGCGGTGTGCCGTGAGTGGTGAGCCTTGGTCATGGACTGCAGGTTGGTCCAGTCGTGTCCGCGGGGGCCGAGGGGGCCGAGGCCGTCACGGTGGTTGACCTCGGTTGCTCGGGGTCGCAGCAGCATGGGCAGTTGCTCGCACTCCTCGCACTCGCAGTAGGGGTGCTCACGCAGGAAGGCGGCGCGGGTGCGTTGCCAGCGTGTGTCGTAGCCCTTGGTGCTGGGGTTGGCCCGTCGGGTCCTGGCGCGGGTCTGGCAGGGCTCGCAGCGGCCCCCTGGGGTGAGGGTGGGGCATCCGGGGGTGGGGCAGGTCTGGAGGGCTCTGCGTGGCATGTGCGCCTCCGTGGTTGGGCCGTACAGGGCAGGGCCAGCAGCACGCCGATGCTCGATGGATTTCCTGCCCTGTACGGGGCTTGGTGTGGCCGCCGCCCCGGTTCCTCCCGCAGTGCCGGGGCGGCGGCCTCGGGCACTCGACGGCGGCTTGGGGTCCGCTGGAGCTGCCCGAGCATGACGAAGGCCCCCGGGGGTGCCAGGGGCCTTCGAGGCTGTGTGGCCGTTTTCGGGCACAGTGATCTGCCAGAAGTGTTACAGCAGGTCACGCTGAGGGTCAAGCTGCCTGCTGCGGGCGTGCGGTGGTGGTGGGGCACAGCTGGTTCCAGTCGACCAGGGCGCGGCCTTGGTGGTCGTGTCCGTGGCGGGTGAGGGTGCCGCGGTGGAGGCGGACGCGGAGCGTGCCGGGCTTGGTGCCGGAGAGCTGTGCGGCGGTGTAGATGTCGACGAGGACGGGGCGGGGCTGCATGCCTCCATGATGCGCCGGGCGGGGTGATTGTGACGGCAGGGAGGGAGGCGGGGCGGTGTCCCGGGCGCGTTGTGGCAACGGGAAACGGCCTGTTGGGGGTGCGCCTCCCTGCCTCCCTGTGAGTGGCGTTTGTGCTGATCAACAGCGGCAGGAAGGGCGAGGGAGGCGGGTAGGGAGAACTCCCTACCCGTGCCGCGCCTCCCTCACGTCTCGTCGTCGTGCGAACGCCTCGTGAGGGCCTTCTGGATGCGGTCCCGGCTGACGTGCATGCGGCCTCCGTCGGTCTTGTACTCGCCGTGCCCGATGTCCTCCAGGAGCTGCTTGAGGTCGGTGAAGGTCCAGCCGCGGTACACCCCGGGGCTGTGCTTGCGCAGCCGCTCCAGCACTTCCTGCGTGCGTACCCGCTGCTCGTTGCCGACGACCTCGGCGACGTCGGCGAGATGGTCGGGCCGCTCGGCGGCCTCGACCTTGGAGCGCGTCGCGACGCTGCTGCGCATGGCCTTGGCCCGGTCAGCGATCTCCTTGGCCTCGTCGTCGGTCACGTAGTGGGTGCGGATGTTCACCGACGACTGGCCGGTGGGCAGGTCGACACCGTCGCCCGCGACGACGACCTGCCCCTTGTCCTTGCCCTGCCGCAGCTTGTGCGGGGCCGCGCCCATGTCGACCGGCGTCTCACCGAGAGCCATCTTGGCCTGCGACTCCGTGCCGACGACCAGCGAGGCGCGGATGTGGTTGCCCTCGCGGGAGCGCTTGGGCAGGTTCTCGTTGGTCGGGTCCTGGGTGCCCTCCCAGATCATGACGTCCACGGCGCGGCCCTGGTCGTGGATGCCCTTGACGGCTTGGAAGTAGCGGCTGGTGGCCTTGGCGCCGCCGTAGGGGCGCTTCTGCTCGTCCTTGGCGCCGCAGCCGTATGCCACCTGGGCCTCGTCCACGACCACGACGAGGGGGTGGAAGACGGTGCCGGCCGGGGCCAGAATGCGGCGCTGCATCTCGTCGAAGGCGTCTTCGACCATCTCTGTCACGGCGATGACGTGGTCGTCGGTGGGGCCCTGAATGAGTACGGAGGCCAGCCCGTCGAACATGGCCCAGTCGCCGACGCCCTTGAGGTCGCCGATGCGGAACTCGGCGCTCTTGTCGAGCGACAGCCACAGCGCCAGGGCCCGCAGCGAGGCGGTCTTGCCCTGGTTGGACAGGCCGGTGATCAGCAGGTGCTTCTGGTACAGGCTGAGCGCTGCGGCATCGCCGCGCAGGTCCAGACCCCAGGGGGCGCGGCCGGTCTTGTAGTCGGCGGTCATGCCCGGGTCGGCGACCATCGGGGAGCCGGGGATCGGCTCGTCCAGGGCGCCGGAGTCGGCGATCCACATGCGCACGGTGCGGGCCTGCGGGGCGACGCTGATGTGCACCTCGTGTTCGTGCCGGCCCAGGTTCTCCGCGAGCTTGCGGCGCCGGTTCATGACCTCTTCGGTGGACGAGCCCGAGGGCAGGGTCACGTCCACCTCGACGCCGCACCCGGCGATGCTGATGGGCCCGAGCATGGCCGCCCCGGCGTCGCCCATCTCCACGATGGCTTTGCGCAGGGGCGCGATGCCCAGGTCCCGCAGTGCTGTGACCACGATGGACGGGGTGATCGGCTCCCCGCCGCCCTGCTGCCTTGCGGGCAGGGCCCACCGCGGGGCGGCCTGCTGCTTGCGGCCCACTCCCCACAGGGCGAGCAGCAGCAGCCACGGCGCCGAGGCAACGAGGGGGCCCCACACCACGGTCCCGATGACGACCATCCACCGGACGAAGTCGATGACGGCCACCGTGGGGGCGATGACGTGGGTGATGTCCTCGTTGGCGATGGCCAGCGCCCCGCCGAGGAGCAGCAGCCCGGCCTCGGCCGCCAGGACGCCGACGGCCGCCGACTTGGCGACGCTGGGCGCCGAGGTGAGCAGTTCCATGCGCCGCTTGTGCCGGTCGGCGCGGAAGCGGGAGGCGCGTTCCTCCCACTCCTTGGCCAGCTCGACGTTGCCCGCGGCTTCGGCGGCGCGCATCATCCGCTCGAACCGCGCGGTGCTGCGGGAGTCCCACGCCCTGCGGGTGACGATGCGGGCGCCGCCGGCCACGTACAGGGAGTGCCGTACAGCGGCGCGTGCGGCGGTGCGGGTGCGTTCGTGGGTGGCCGCGGTACGGGCCACCCGGTAGGTGCTGCGGGTGCGGCGCAGACGCTGCCGCTCGAAGGCGGTCGAGGTGGGGGCCGCCGTCGTCTCCTCGTCGGGCTGCTCCTGGCCCTGGGGCTTCTTCTCCAGGTCGACGCTGGGTCGGGGGGCCGCCGGTAGGGGCGCCGGCAGGGTCTTGGTGGGTGCCTCGGGGCGGTGTACCCCGTTGACGAGTGTGTCCGCCATGCTGGAGCCCTCCTGTGCTCTGTGACGGGTGCGGGGGCCCGGGACGGCCGACGAGCCTGCCAGCCTGTGACGGCCGTCCCGGGGCATAGCTAGCCGCGTGCGGCGGCGATGATGTCGGCGTGGTCGAAGGCGAGCGGGGGCAGCGCGTTCAGCGGCCACCAGCGGGCGTCGCGGGCGTCGTCGCCTGCCTGGGCGGGCGTGCTGGAGACGACGGTGAGGTGGTAGGCGACGGTGACGTACCGGCCGCGCGGGTCACGGCCCGGAGCGTCGAACACGCCGATGTGCTCCAGCTCGTCCGGCGCCGCAAGCACGCCGGTCTCCTCGAACAGCTCCCGGGCGGCAGCCGCCCGCGCGGTCTCGCCCCGGTCGACATGCCCGCCGGGCAGCGCCCACGCGCCCTCGTAGGGGTCCCAGCCGCGCTCGATGAGGAGGACGCGGCCGTCGGTCGTGGTGACCACCACATCAGCGGTGTAGCGAATGGTCTCGGTGATGCTCTCGGTCATGGTTTCCTCCGTGCTCGTAGCTACTGCTCGGTGCTGCGGGCGGTCCGCCGCGTCTTCGTGGTGCCGGGCGCGAGCGCGAAATCGCGGCCGATCCCGTTGTCGACGAGGATGCGGACCCGGCCGTCGGCGAAGGCGGTGTGTTCGAGGACGGTGCGGGCCGGGCCCCACCAGTAGTCGATGCGGTCGCCGACACGCAGCTCGGCGAAGGTGGTCCAGCGGTCACATGCGGAGTCGCACGGGTTGTCGGTCATGTCGTCCTTCCTGGGCGGTCGGGGTTCTACCGGCGGGCACGTTCGGCGCGGCGCAGCCGGTCCTCGGCGTCCTTGCGGGCCTGCTTGGCGGCCTTACGCTCGCTGCGGCCGGCGGCCCGCTCGGCGGCCTTGGCGGCGGCCAGCTCGTCCTTGGCCTGGTCGACCTGCCGGGCCAGGGCCCGCTGTTCGCGCTCGTACCGGTCGGCGGCGGTGCGCTCGATACGGTCCAGCTCCCGCTCGATGGCCGTGATGTCGCCGTAGGCTCCCTTGGCGCCCTTGGCCAGCAGCCGGGTGCGGCGGGCCTTCTCGCTGGTGGTGTAGGTACGTCCTGCGCTCATGAAGCGGGTTCCTCTCCGGTGCCGGACGGTCCGGCCCCACCACGCCCGCCAGACCCGGCCCGGGGCTGGTTGGCGCGGAAGGGCAGGTCAGCCCTTGCGGTGGGTGAAGTCGGTCCAGACGGAGCGCAGGACCACCAGGCAGACGGTCAGGGCGACGGCGCCGATGGCGAAGGCGACCATGGAGACGGCCAGCGAGACGGCCAGGAAGCTGCCGCCGATACCGATGGCCACCCACTTGCCGGCCGCCCCCTGTCCGGAGGGCGCCTGGTGGTGCCGGCACGGCGCCGGCTGGGACTCCTTCGCGGCCTGCACCGCGGCGAGCATCAGGGCGAGCTGGTCACTCTGCCGGGCCGCCTCGACCGCCTCGGCGGACGCCTTCTCGATGTCGCTCATGACCGGGCCTCCTCGACGACCTCGCGCCGCAGTTCGGCCGCGTCCCGGCGGGAGAGGTTCAGTGCGTCCTGCAGTGCCTTGATGGTCACCGGCCGCCGCGTCGACCTGACCGCCTCACGGTTGAGCTGACGTGCCCTGCGTCGCAGGTCGGCGGGGGTGAGTGTCACTGTTTCGGTGACCACCTGCCGGACGTGTTCGGCTGCTACCGCACTGGTCGCCTCGGCGGGCCCCTCGGCCCCCTCCACGTCCTCCCAGCGAAAGGAGGCGGCTGCCAGAGCCGGACGCTTCGGGATGACCAGCTCACCGGAGCGGCGCATGCCCACCCGGGCCAGCCCCTCCTCGAACGACACCGGCTCGTCCTCGACGGTCGGCTCGGGCCTGGCCACGACCGGCAGCGTGACCACACCAGCCGGAACCACGTCCGGCGCCGGTTCGTCCTCGACGGCCGCGGGCAGCTCCTCGACCGGCTCGGCCAGCGGAAACTGCGGCACCGACGTGCCGCCGAACATGTCGGCCAGCGACGCGTCCGCGCCGTCCCGCAGCCGGTCGCGCTGCACCTCCACCAGACGGGCGCCCAGGGCGACGTCGCCGACACCCACACGCTTGGCCAGCCGCCACGACGCCTTGTCGGAACGCTCCTGCGCCTTCTTGTCCGGATGGTTCGCCGCGCGGGCCCGGTGGTAGGCGAGCCGCTGCACCGTGTGCGCGTTCCTGCGCTCCGCCTCGGCGTCCCGGCCGCTGGTGTGCACCACGATCCGCCGGGCCAGGAAAGCCATGCCCTCGGCCGCGACACACATACCCATCGGCGTCACCGCGTAGATGACGGTCTGGCCCGGATCTGCGGCGGCCATGGCCGCCATGCACGAGGCCGCCGCGGGCAGCAGCCACAGACCCGCACGCACCGGCCACGGCGACGACTGGCCCAACATGGTGAGCCCGAGGAGCACGAGAGCCAGGACCGCGGTGGCGCCCTCGCCCGCCGCGACCGCGCCGACCGCCGTGCCCGTGCCGTAGGCGCTGCTGATGTTGGTGAACGTGCCGATCCCTCCGGCCACCCCGGTGGCCAGCATCGGCACGAACGCCGCGGTGAGGATGCCCTTCTGCGTCTTGGTCAGCTCGCTCACAGCGCACCCCCGGCCACGATCAGGCCCGCCACCGCGAGCGGGCCGCCGGTCGCCAGCGTGAGGTTCACCGACACCTGAAGACCGCGCATCTTCGCCACGACGATCCGCGACAGCGCCACCGTGTGCGCGGCCGTGCAGTCGACCGCCAGCTCGGCGGCCAACTGCTCGGGGCTCAACGTCGCCCAGTGCGGGAAGCCGACCCGAGCCGCGGTCGGGGAGATGCGGGGCCGCACCACGAGGAGCAGCAGCGTCACCGACGCGAGCAGCAGGCCCAGCGCACCGGCACCGACGATCCGGGCAGCGAGCGGCACTCGCGGCTGCGCGCCCAGCGTCCACACGCCGGCCAGCGCCACACCGTTGAAGGCCAGCAGCAGGCTCGCCTTGTTGTCGGTGCGGGCGATCTCGGCTTTCACCTCGTGTTTCGCGTCCTTCAACGCGGTCATCACTCGCTCCTGTTCGTGCCGCGCTGAGCGGCGTCAAGTTCGTCTGCCAGGGCGTAGAGCACCCGGGAGTGCCCGGTCAGCGCGTCCGCGAAGTCCCGGACCGCATCGGGCGTGGGGAAGCCGTGCCAGCCGTCGCCCAGGTCGACCGTGAGCAGCGGCCCAACCGGCAGCAGCTCCGCGAACGGGTACATGGCAATGGCCGCGGTCAGCAGGCTGTGCCCGTCGTAGACGAGGGAGGTGTCGGGCCCGTTGTGGACGATGTCGGCCCGGTAGCCGCCGTGCTGGGCATCGTGCTGGCCCAGGCACCAGGCGGGTTCGAGGACGGGCACGTCGCCGTGGTCGAGGGTGTGCACCGTGACGGTGCGCCTCGCGGTCACGCGTCGCTCCGCCCGTACACCTCGGTGTCAACGGCGTCGGCGAGCATGCGCAGCGACGCCTGCAGGCTGCCGAGGTGGGTGGCGAGGATCGCGGTGGCGAGGTGGGCGGGCAGCTCGTTGATGGGGAGGCGGCCAGCTTCGTCCAGGATGCGGCGGGCGCCGTCCAACGCGATGTCGAGCGGGGGGACGTAGGGGCCGCCCTGGATGATGCGGGCGCGGTGCAGCGCCTCGTCGGCCTGGGGCGGACGCGGCGCCTCTTCGGCCCCGCCGTCGTCGGTGAGGAGACGGGCAGTGAGGGGGAAGGCCGCGTCAACCGACCGCCGCGCGCGCTCGCGCTCCTCGGCATCGGTCGCGGGCCTGTCGGCCGCGCTGGCGAGCGGACGGGTCGGGGCGATCGCCTGCGGCCAGGGCAGGCTAGGGTTTCGGTGGTCCATGACGAGGTCCTGTCTCGTTCGTGGGCAAGTGTCCGGGGCGTTGCTGCGCCTCGGGTGCGTAGAGGGTCAGGCGGTGCGATCGCCCGGCGTTCCAGCGCCGGAGCTGCTGCCTGGCCCTCGTCTATTCGGTTGTGCCGGTGCCCGTTCCAGCAGGCCCGAGCTTCTTCAACGCCTTGTCGATGGCGGTCCAGCTGCGGTGCAGCTCTTGCGCCACGGCGTACTTCGATCCCAGCTCTGCGACGCCCTCGGCGAGGGCTTCGGCGCGGCGTCGGGCGGACTGGGACGCCTGGACTCGGAGCTGTTCCAGCAGCTCCTCCTCAAGGCGAACCCGTTCCCGCCAGGGGGTCGGTTCCACGCGCACAACATTACCCAACCCCGGGGTTGGGTACAACCCTGCTGTTGGATTCACGACGCGGCGGCTTCGTCGTGGTCGATCCACGTCCGCAGCTGCAGCCAGGACTCGGCCGGGTACGACGTGCCGCACCAGCCGCACGCCAGCGGCTGCCCCGGGTAGTGCCGCAACACCGCCCCGCACAGCACCCCCGACCCGTCGACCGCGGGGCAGTTGCCCAGCCGGGCGCCGCGCTCCTCGGCGGGCACCGGGTCCAGGATCGATTCGATCCCGGCGACCAGGTCCCGGATCTCCTCGGCCATGGCGCCGGCCGCGGGCCAGGACGTCACGATCCACTGCATGCTGAGCCGCAGGCTCCGGCAGGCGCGGGCGAGGCGGGCCCGGTAGTCGCCCCAAGGGGTGGGCGTGGACCAGCCTGCGTCGTCGTGCAGCGCGGCGCGCCAGGACTCCAGCAGGGTGACCGCGCCGCCGGGGCCGCGGATGTCCAGCGCGACCTCGTCCAGTGGCAGGGACGAGCTGGGGCGGCCGGTGGCGGGGGTGAGCCCGGGGGCGCGGCCGCGGGGGGCGAGCTGCCCGCCGAGGCGGTCGTACAGGCCGGGGAGTGCCACCAGCCGGTCGACGGTGGCCCGCTCACAAGCGGTGCACAGGTAGCCGTCCTCCATCTGCTGCTCGCACAGCCCACACTCGCTCACTCGATGCTCCCCTCGTCTTCGCCGGCGTTGAGCTCGCGGTCGTAGTCCGCGGCGGCGAGCAACTGGCGGCCGAGGATTTCGGCCTCGTCTGAGGTCATGCGGACCCTGCCGAGCGGGGTGCAGACGTAGATGTAGCTCATGCCGATGTCGGTGCCGTCGATCGTTTCGCCTGCGCAGTACACGGCGAAGGACTCGGTCGGTGTGGTCACTGGCACTCCAGAGGGCGCTGCCGCACGGCGGCCGTGTGGCGGCCGGCTAGGGGTGGATGTGGACGCGTGGACATGTGGACGTGGACATGTGGACGCGTGTCCACGTCCCCCCGTCGCGCGTCACGCGAGTGAAAAAAGATGTCTGTTTTGTTTATATTTATAGAGAGTTCGAGCGGGTGATTTTGCTCGGGACGGGGGTGTGTGGACACACGTCCACATGTCCACACGCCCGGCCGCGTCCACGTCCTCACGACTCCGTCCTCACACAGATCCGGTCGCCCTCCCCGAAGACCCAGTCCCGGGACTCCGCAACGTCCACGGCCTTCTCCAGCACCGGCCGGTCGCGGCTCGCGAGCCGCCGCCGCAGTTCCCCCCACGTCACGCCCCCGACCTGCGAGGCGTGCTTGCGCACCAGCCGCGCCACGCGCTCCAACGCCATGTCGGCATCCGACTTCGCCTGGTGGGCGCGCAACTCCTGCTGGACCTTCGCGTCCTCCTGGCGCTGCCGCTCGACCGCTGCTTCACGCTCGGCCCGCGTCACCAGCAGGTCACGGGCGCCACACGAAGCCGTCCATACGACGTCGGCGAGTGACCAGTCCTCCTCCGTCACGTACTCGCGGTTCTCCAGCAACGCGAAGAGGGCGGCGAGCTTCACCTTGATCAGACCCGCGTGGCCGTCCAGTTCGGACACTTCGATCTCGCCGCGGTTGCGGCCGACGCGCTCGTTCCACAGCATCGACTTGATGCGGTCGGGGAAGGTGATGTCGACGGGCGCGGCGGGGTGCTTCCTGCCGGGGTGGAACTCGATAGCGCCGGGCCACGGCGGCGGTTCGTCGGGGATGGCCGGGTCATCGGCCCATGCCCACAGGAACCGTTGAGGTGTGCCCGTGGAGGCGTCGGCGAGCACCGGGATCGCCGTGGACGGCTGGAAGCCGACCAGCAGCCCGAGACTGTAGGAGCCGGCCGGAACGTACCGGGTGCGTTCTTCTGATGCGTTGGTCTGCCCGAGGGTCTCGCCGACGGCCGCGCGCCGCAGGGTCTCGCCGAGGACGGAGCCGCTTCGTTCGCCGAGCTTCGCGATGGTCTGGCCTTCGTCGACGTAGAAGAACGCGTTGTGCCGGACCTGTTTGCGGACGCGGCGGGTGACGGGGGTCTCGGCGCCGCCCCTGGTCTTGCGGATCTCGCCGGTCTCTTCCTCCACGGTCCCCATGAACGCCTCGGCGATGCCCTCCCCGGACCCGACGGGCAGCCCGTCGCGGAATTCGTCGTCGGGTGCGGGCATGAGCGCGCGGGTGAGGGAGGAGCTGGTGGACTTGCCTGCACCGGAGCCGCCCACGACTGCGGAGAAGATATTGAGCGAGGCGCGTCCGCCGATTCCGGTCACCGCCCGGAAGTGGTGGGAGATCATGCCGGAGAGCCGGGCGAGAGTGCTGTAGAACAGCACGTCCGCCGAACAGCCTTCGGCGTGCGCAGCCTGCCTGATGTGGGCGAAGACGGCGCGGGATTCGTAGAGGCTGCTGGGCAGCCGTCCGGGCCGATTGAGGACTTCCGGGTCGGCGTCACGGACGACGGGCGCCCAGGCTGGTGCGGTCGTCACTGGCTCACCGCCGGGTCTCCCGGATACGGAACCGGGGCCCACACCTTGAGGAACTCGTGGTCCTTGTGTCCTGCGGCGAAGTGGTCGTAGGCGTCTTTGCCGGTGCGGGCCTGCACGACGTACACGGACCGGGCCACCCCGCGGAGGGTGCTGACAACGTGCTCGGCGTGTCTCTGGCCCGCCTCGTCGCGGTCAGCGACGACGGTGACGTCGGCGCCCTCGAGGAACGCGGCATGCTCGCCGGTCCACTTTCCGGCGCCCCCGGCGTTGCAGGTGGCCGCCAGGCCGTGATCGACGAGGGCGTGCACGTCTTTCTCGCCTTCGGCGATCCAGATGACACGCTCGTCGGCGACCGCAGCTCGAAGCTCGGGCAGCCGGTAGGGGACGGTGCGCACCAGGCGGTTGCCGTGCTCATCGGTGAGGCGCCAGCGCCGCCCGGACTTGGCGGCGGGATCGGGGCGCCACTGCGCGAAGCATTTCTTGTCGCAGCGCGTGGCGCCCTGGACGACAGCGCCGCTCTCGTCCCGATAGATGTACTGGGCGACACGAGCGTGCCCCCGTTCCTGGCAGGGGATCCAGGTGTCTTGCGCGGGCCGGTCGCGTGGCCGCTCCAGCGGCTGGTTGAACAGGTCTGCGTGGGCCAGTTCGAGGCTGGCGAGGATGTCATCCACGGTGCAGCCGGCGTGGCAGTGCAGCAGTACCTTCTCGGCGTCCAGGCGGATGGAAAGGGAAGGGCTGCGGTCGTCGTGGGCGGGGCAGCGGCTGGCCTTTTGCCGGTCGCTGCCGCGGGGGATGGCCCCGGTGGTTCGGTAGAGGGCCTCGAGTACAACGTCGGCGGTCACTGGCCCTCCCCGGCGGTAGTGGTGTGCGTGTTCACGAACGTGCTCTCTCGCGCGGGCTGACGGTGTGGGCGAGGAAAGGGCTGGGCCCCGCTGGCATGGGGGCCCAGCCCTGTGCGTCAGCTGGCCGACGCGTTGAGGTGTTCGGTCGTGAGCTGCCGGGCCAGGTGAGCGTGCCGGACGATGCCGGAGATGACGTGCCGCGCCCAGCGGCTGCCGCCGGGGATCTCTACGTCGATGGAAGCGGCCATGCAGAAGGCACGCCCGATCTCTTGTTCGAGCTGGAGGCCCGCCGCCGTGACGGCGGACTGACCGAGCTTGACGCGGACGTGCGCCGCGTCGGGGACGAAACGCGCCTGCTGGTACAGGTCGTCGAGGACCTGCCTACGGTCCCAGTAGTCGGTTCCGGCGAGATCGATGACGGCGACGAGGCGAACCTCGGGGACGGGCTGGCTCACTGTGCGCCTCCTACTGTGCGGACGACGGCCGCGACGATGTCGGTGTGGTGCCGGTCGCAGGCCGGGAAGTCGTACCTGAGGTTCGGGCCGCTGAAGGTGCTCACGACGACTGCGGCCGTCGCCGGGCAGCCGGGGCACCGGTAGCCGGGCCGGTTGTGAGGAGAGGCGGGCCCGTCGGGGCAGTCGCACCAGGTGCAGCGCTGGCCGTCCGCGGCGGTGACAGCGACGGGGACGCTGCCCGGATCCGTCGCGGCATCGCGGGCTGCGGCGAGAGCCTGGTCGGACAGGAACGTGTCCTGCGGAGTGCGGGTCACGGCTGGACCTCCTGGTGCCGCTCGGCGCGCGCCTGCGCGGGCTGGACGTGGGCCCCTTCGAGGTGGCGGGGCTGCGCGGTGCTGGCCTCGTACTGAGCCGTGAGGCGGTCGACGCGGTCGAGCCAGGCGCGGGCGGCTCTCGTCCAGTCCCGCATCTGGGCGGGGGTGACGTCGTCGCAGTAGCTGCCCAGCGTCAGGGCCAGGGAGGTGTCGCCGTCCTTGTCCGCGTCCACGATCTGCGCGTCCACCAGGTCGGCTGCCTGGCCGTCGGGGAGGGGCAGGGCGACCATGTCGCTCATGTGGGAGCCGTGGGGGCCCGTCTGGGTGCACCAGGAGATCGGGCACCGGGAGGGGGCGGCGGTCGCCGCGCGGCCGGTCACGCGGCCTCACCCTTGGAGGGCTGGGAGGCAGCCGCGGACCAGGAGATGCGGGCGGCGGCGAGCTGTGCCTGCACGGCGCGCAGGTTGTCCAGCTGAGTGGCGACGGTGTCGATGAGCTGGCCGAGGCCGGCCACGTCGAGGGGGTTCGTCCAGACCTCCTCGACGAACTGAACGGTCACGTGCGGGACCCGTTCGGCGGGGTTGTCGGAGTGGGGGATCACCGACAGACACGCGTCGAGCACCGTCCACGGCACGGGGGCGTCGGCGTTGTCGGTCAGTTCGACCGCGGTGTCCGTCCCGGTGCTCTGGTGCCAGACGTCCTCCAGGAACGTCGGGCTGCTGGTGTCCGTGGAGTGGTCCGTCGCGCACCAGGGCGGGCAGGTCTCAACGTGGATGCCGCCGCCGTGCTCGGGCCGTCGGGGGATGGCCAGGACGCGCTGTGCCGTCGGGGAGGGCGACGCCGTTGCCGCCTCCGGCTGTACTACCTTGGTCATGAGCGTGCTCTCTTCTACTTGCTGTTGGAGTGGGTGTTTCGCTCGACAGGCGCCCCGGGCTCGACCCCCGGGGCGTCGTCGTTTTCCTCTGCGGCCGTCGCCGACTCGACCTCGGCGGCGACCCCGGTCTCATCCGGGATGAGATGGAGGAAGCGATGGATGTCGACAGCGCGACACACCTTGCGGCGGCCCAGCGTGACGACCTCGAAGGGCAGCCTGTTCTCGGCAGCCAGCTGATAGACGGTGGATGCGGAGAGGCCCAGCGACCTTCCGACGTGGGGCCACAGCGGCACCACGGCGGGGAAGTCGAGGATCTCGGCGATGGGGAGAGCGGGCGCGGTCACGCCGCGTCCTGTTCCGGCACGTAGGAGGAAAGCAGAGAGGCCAACTCTCGGAGTTCGAGCACGACCGCCAGGCGGTGCAGGGCTTCCACCGAGAGCTGCTTCTCTCCCCGCTCGACCTTGGACAGGTGGCCAGGGTCAATACCCGACCGCTGGGCGACGGTCCGCAGGGTCAACCCCCGCGCGGTGCGAACAGCACGCAGCGGAGGACACCTGCGCACCGGTGTGGAATCAGTGAGCATGGGTGGAGAGTAGGCGTCCTGTGACTCGAAGGCAACCGCAGCTCCCCATGGGTGTGGAGTGTTTCTGTACAGGTGTTGCCCTGAGGGCTACAGTGATGAGCATGCCGAGTCCTCCCCCACACGAGCCCACTCCCGAGCGAAGCCCTGCCAAGACACTGGACGAGCAGCTAGCGCCTGCAGTCCTCACGGTCAATCAGGTGGTCGCGTACAACCTGATGCGCGCCCGTCGACGCGCTGGCTGGACCCAGGCAGAAACCGCGGAGCGACTGAACCTCTTCGGAGGAAAGCGCTACACTGCGGCAACGGTTAGCGCCGCTGAGCGTTCCTGGACGTCGGGAAGAAGCCGAGAATTCGATGCGAACGAATTGGCCAACTTCTCCATGACCTTCAACCAGCCAGTATCCGCCTTCTTCCTCCCACTTGAGGAAATCGACGAGACGGGCTACCGATACACCGTGATGAAGGCCAGCGAAGCGTCCGAAACCGACGGGCTATCCGCCAGCTACCTTATGGATACCGTCGCCCCTCTGCGCTTCCCTCCGACCTACGTGGAAGACGTGAACACGCTGCTCAGAGCCCGCGGGATCGTGTGGAGCCCGAGCGCGCGAGTCGAGTGGATCGACAAGCTTGGGGACGCATGGGAAGAAATGGTGCAAGCGGAGGAGCGAGAGCTCGCTCAAGAGGCGGAGAAAAAGCTGACCCCGTCAGAAGCGGAAGCTTTCATCCACCACCACACTGGTCAGTCGATGACGACGGGAGAACGCGTAACCACAAACGAAGAGGCAGAGGAAAAAACTATCACTGTGGTGGTTACCGAAGACGACCTCAGAAAGACCGTGGAAAAAGTAATGCAGGACGTCTTTGGGCGGATGGCCAGCGGCAAAATGGATGAAACCAACGAGACTGACGAAGGCGCCACATGAAGGGTTCGACGTACCGGCGGTGTTACTGCCGCGGCGAGGACGGCAAGGCCCTGGGTCGCGCATGCCCGAAGCTGTCCAGCCGTCGGCACGGGGTGTACGCGGTGCGGCAGGAGCTGCCCGCGCGGGGGGACGGTACACGCCGGTCGTTCTCACGGTCCGGGTACGAGACGGCGAAGGACGCCACGGCCGCGCTCGACCGTGTGCGTGCGCTCCTCGACCTGCCCGACCACGACGACGCCGAAGCACAGGTATCCCTGGGCGATCTACTCGAAGAGGTCAGCAAGGACCCGCGGGCCCCGCTGCCGGAGATCGCCGAGACCCGCCGACGCTTGAACCTGGGGGTGTCGCTGTCCTCCCGGTTGACGGTCGGCGAGTGGCTGGACATGTGGCTTGCCAGCAAGCGGACGAAGAAGAAGACCATCACCGGCTACGAGTCGATCGTCCGCGTGCACCTCAAGCCGGGCATCGGGCACCTGCGCCTGGACCGACTGAACGTCGGCCACCTCGATGACTTCTTCGCAGCGATCAACGAGCGGAACGAGACGATCGTCGCCGAGAACCAGGCCCGGCGCGAGCAGGAAACGCGTGCCCGGTGGGGTCGACGCTCCCGACCGCCAGAGCGGGAACGGGAGCGACTGATCGAGGAGCGGCGCAAGCTCGCGGCCATGCCCCCGTACCGGAAGCCCGCCGGCGCGGCGACGCAACAGCGGATACGGGCCTGCCTGCGCACCGCTCTCAACGCGGCCATTGCCCGGCAGGCCGAGACGGGGCTGACGTTCAACGCAGCCCAGTACGTCGAGTTGGCGGGCGGCAGCCGGCCGAAGCCGGTGCTGTGGACCGACGAGCACATCGCACGCTGGCAGGAGACGGGGCTCAAGCCCTCCCCCGTGATGGTGTGGACGCCCCCGCAGATTGGCCACTTCCTCGACCACGCCGAGCCCCACCGGCTGTACGCCTACTACCACCTGATCGCGTTCCGGGGCCTGCGCCGCGGTGAAGGCGTCGGCCAGGCGTGGGCGGACACGGACCTGGACAAGGGGCTCATGCAGATTTCCACGGAGATCGTGCTCGACGGATGGACGCCGGTGGAGACGGACCTGAAGACGGACGGATCGGCGGCCGTCATCGCCCTCGATGACGTAACCGTGGATGTGCTGCGCGCGCACCGCGCCCGGCAGGCGGCGGAGAAGGAGGAAGCCGGCGCGAAGTGGGTGGAGACCGGGAAGGTCTTCACCACGGAGGCGGGCGAATGGCTGCACCCCGACGAGGTGACGGACACCTTCATCGCCCTTTCCGAGGAAGCCGGCCTGCCGCCGATCAACCTGCGGGACCTGCGGCATGTGGCGGCCACGCTGATCCATGCGGGCGGCGGGGACCTGCACGCCATCAAGGAGACGCTGCGGCACTCCACCATCAAGCTGGCATCAGACACGTACACGTCGCTTCTGCCCGAGGTAGACAGGGACATCGCGAACCGTGCGGCGGCCGTGGTGCCCCGGGCGCGGAAAGCCCCGGCCGAGGAGCGGCCTCCGACTGCCCCGGCCGAAACCGACGAGGACCGCGAGGAGTGA